CCTCAATCAGACGACCCACATCGCCAAATCACCTAACCACTTTCCCTACAGCGTTGCCCTCGGTACTAAAGGTTAAACGGTATCCCGCTTGTGTACTCGACCTCATTCTCATAAGGCGCAAACAAATTAACACAATTCATTCACTTTATCCCACTTTCGTGGTTTATTTTCAGCCACCCCAAAGGGCGGCCGCCACCGTAGTGGATGGACCATACACGGCCCCTTGACTTAATAATTTTCCACACTTAAAGAAAGGGAGGTGTTAATTCACTTTTTTTAATTGTTTCAACTTTTCAGTCGGTCTATAAATCAAAGAACGTTTTTTCAAATTTTTTATCGGACGTTTCCGAATTTGTTTTACAAAGTTATAACATTTTTTTTAATCTGTCAAGTGCTTTGTCAATTTTTTTAGTTTTTTTCTACGTAAACATCAGATCCGTATTTGTTACCCATAATATAAGCAAACTCTAAATTAGGTGTATATACTTTTTGACCTTTGTTGTTAACGTAAGCGTAGATTTCAACTACTTCGTTTGTTACTTCAGACATACTTTTTAATATTTCAATCTTTTATACAAATCAGAACGTTTTCTGATTGTTTTACAAATTTAATAACTTAATTTTGATTAATCAAATAAATTATTAAAAAATATCAAAAAATTTATCGGAGATAAGTATAAATATATCGTATTTGTTTAAAAGACAAAAAAAAATTAAAATTTTAACAATTCTAATCCAATTTTTTTGTATTTTCCTTTCAAAGGTATTTCAAAAACCATATTTCCTTGGAATTTGTAATCATTTTCTGGTAACATTAATTTGACATTACCTAAATTATCGATACCAACAAGAGGATAATCCACATTTTTCATTGTGATGTTACTACTGTTTATTAGTGTGCATTTTTCTGGATGATCCCATTGACCTCTATTATCTATAACACAATCAAGTTCTTTAATTATATAATCCCAATCAGTTTTACTCAACGTTTTAGATTTGTTGATGTGTTCTTTAAATAATGTAAGAATGTCTTTAGTTTTTTTCATTAAAATTTTATTTTTTCATTTTACTTTTTAAGACCCTGACAAACTCGTTTTGAACCATTTTTGTGAATTTTACGTATGCCGCATCCTCTTTTTCTGCATCATATTTGTATTTACTTTGTGGTGGTCTTGTGGATCTGCCGATGTAATTTAATCCCGAAATGTTAGTAATTGCTTTATGTCCACCGCTGTTTGCTTGAATCAAATCCCACACATTAACTTTAACATCATCCATCAATTTCATTTCTTCTTCAGTTAATGACGTGAATGGTTTTTCCATTGCCTTTTCTATCATTTTAAGTAATTCGTCACCTCTATCAATAGATCGATAAACATTACCATAAAGGGCATTAAAATCTTTAAAGGTAAACCCAACAGATTCAGGTCCAAAATCTTTACCTGATTCTGAAACCCACTTAATTGTTGAAAGTGTAACATATCTGTCTTTTAATTGTGATTCCCACTTTGAAAGGACCTCATCTTTAACTTCACCTAAATTAATTCCTTTTAATGCTCTTTCTTTTTTAAATGGATTACATGACGCTTGAACCAAACCTAAAGGCCAAGCAATAACAATAAAATCGGCTTCAGGATTATTTCTAAATGGTGTATATCTATCATAAGAACCGGGTTTCATCATATTTCCACCACCATATTGAACAATTATTCCATCTTCCACTTTTACATTTGGATGTGTTTTCATTGTTTCAACATAACTTTCTTGATTTTTTGTCATTAGTTCTGGACTTGCATAACCATTTTCAACTACCTTTTTTTTAATTATATTTAAAATACTTAAAAGCGATGGTTTTGCTTCTAATACCAATTCTTCCAAAAATCTATTTTTATTTTTATACGCCAATAATAACTTATTTACAACAAGACCCATTAACATTTTGTTTCTTTTTAATGTTTCATCTTTGTCATATTTAAAAAGATAATTCATTACCATTTCTGGTGTAATATTATGTTCAATAAAGTTTGCCGAATCAACTGTCGATATTAAAAGGATGTCGTCTGATGAAAATATGTCTTTTGGTGATAAAACTTGTGATATGGTTTCAACGTTTGATCTTGATTGTCTAAAACTTGTTGCGGTTCCTTTTTCAACGCCAGGTTGACTGTCATGATGGTCAGTATGAATTACAAACATTCCACGGCCGTGGGCGAAATCTACTAAAATCGGCATAACGTCACCATTTGCATCCATTTTTTTAATTGCAAATTCTTTTTCACCATATTGAATGACTTCAGCATCAACAACTTCAATTCCGTGTTGTTCAAGGTAGTATTTCATAGCAAGAGCTGTGGTAACACCATCTAAATCCTGGTGGAAATATATTTTAGCTTTTTTGTATCTTTTTGCGATATTATTAATATCCCGTATTCCTGATTCTTTAATTAATTTTTTCATATTCAAGTAATTCGTTTAATGTAATAGAACATTGTTTATTTTTTTTTATATTATCATAAGATGTTAATATTTCTAAATTATAAAATTGACCAATGATTTTAGGTGATACACCATTGTTAAACCCTTCACATATTGAATATTTATGATCTAAATGGTGGTTTTTACTTCTTTTTATGTTTTTTGGGTTTATAATATCTTTATATTTTTTATAACTTTTTTCAGTATAATGCCATACTAAAAATAAATATCTTTGCCACCCATTTTTATGTTTAACCGCCTCATCAAATTTTTTTTGATCGTGACAAAGTTTACATCGTCTACCTTTACTCCAATTATTCCAAGTCGCAGTTAAAATATGTCCATTATCACATATGATGTTATGTTTAAACTGCGATCTATTATTAGCCAACATATAATCTTCTTCGGTCGATAAGATTTTATAATTTGATTCTAATATGGATTTTTGGATGGTGTCAAAAGGTATGTATGTTTTTTTGATATCATATTCAGAAATTCTGGATCTGCACCCTCGACAAGTTTGGGATTCACTCGTATTTAATATTACCTTTGGGTTAAATAAAACATGAGATGTTGTGGTAAATATTTTTTTGCTTTTACACTCGTCGCAATTATACCTAACCACCCATCCTGTTTTTTTTTCTTTTAAAAAAAAATCAGTATCGACGATTTCGTAGTGTGTTACGATACCCTTACCATTAATTTTACGTATTTTAGGTCTCCAAACATCTATTATCATACGTAATAAATACCTCTTAAAACAAAAAAACCAACATTTACTGTTGGTCTTCTTTTATTTCTTCTAAGTTTTTAAAGTATTCTACTCTTGTCCTTCCTATTTCCGTATAATTTGGTGATAACTCAATTCCGATCCATCTGCGTCCCAGTATTTCTGCGGCGACTAAACTAGATGCGCTACCAGCGAATGGATCCAAAATTAGATCATTCTTATATGTTAATATTTTTATTGCCTTTGTTGGTATATCTAAACTAAAGGTAGCCTTTGTTAAGGGTTTTGTATCTGCAAAATATTTCCATTGACCAAAGACAAGTTCCATAAATTCTTTCTTATCTTTTTCATCATAAACCATTTTTGTTCTTTTTGTTCCGTCTTCATTTTCAATTTCAGTTGGAACTCCTTTCCATTGTGGTTCGCCTTTAACTTTTTTGATGTGGTGTTTTTTGTAAGCTAAAATTACACATTCTTTTGGGTTGTACACATATGGTCCAGAACTCGACATGTACGACCCCCAAGCGGTGGTCTTACTTCTATGTGGTGATTGTTCTTCTAAATCAACAATACCAAAAAATTTAAATCCAACTTTTTTCATTACTTGGTAAAATTCAGAAACAAAAAATACTCTACCTCCCCTTTCTCTTACATTCGTTTCATATGGCACATTAATACTGACCCTACCATCGTCTTTCAATAATCTATATGTTTCAGATAACCATTTTTCGGTAAATTCCCAATAATCATCCATCGACATAAAATCATCATGCGTGTCATATTTAATTCCACAATTATATGGTGGCGATGTCACAATAAGATCGACACACTCTTCTGGAAACGTTTTCATTACTTCAATACAATCCCCATTTATAATTCTTCCTGTTTCTATCATTCTCCAATTTTTTCTTCTAAATAATCCCAAACTTCATTTGAAAATTCCTCATATAAATCACCGTCTTCATCGTCAGATAAATCAATAATGTTTTCATCAAGACAATTATCGACAATTATTTCATGAATTTCTCCAAGTGTTTGTTCATCATTTTTTAATTCCTCATATTTACTGAAAATATGTTTTTTTTGGTTTTCTGTTAGTTTCATTTTTTATTTATTTTCTAATGTTTTTATGTGGTGTTCTAAATAAAATAAAGCCTTTTTAAGGTCTTCAATTTCTTTCTTTGGGTCTTTCTTGCCGGCCCTTGAAATATATTTAACGGTATTACCTAAAGAAAACCCAAGATTCCAAGCATCAATCACCTTGATGGCCTCATAAACATTCGATGCTCCGCCATAATGTTCCGGGTGGTTTACTTGTTCTTTATTTTCCATAAACACCTAAATGTATTAAATATGATCTAACATTTTTACCTAAATCAGCGTCGTTTGGGTATTTTTTCATTAAATCAACAATATATTGTGGATCTAAATTAATTTTTTTATTAACAACCTGATTTAATGGTGCTTTATAACCATACTCTTTTTCTTGTCTTAACTCGTTTAATGTTCTTTGTTTAATTGCTCCCATAACTTTTTATTTTAAAAATAATAAATTAGATTTTGTTTGTCAAATTTTTATGTTTAATAATTTTTGACTGTATCATGTAGTTCATTATTTTTCTTTTTGCTATTGGAAGTAAAGTTTCTTTTAGTGGATAATCTGTTGTGTAATGTATAGTAAAAAGGATTAGTTTTTTATGAACATTTTCATCTTGTAAATTTTTAATTAATGGTTTTTTAACTTCTTTTAATTTTTGTTCAAATTCATCTCTTGTGCATTCACAAACTTTTTTAATGTGACACTTACTTTCTAACTTACCTTTCCTTATTGGTTTTACTATAAACTCATAAAGTAATGTTTTGTCTTTGTAATCTAAAAAAAACAACCCTTCTTTTGTTTCAATGTTTTTTTTGTTTAAAACAGCCTCGATTGATACGGTGTCGTTTACAATATCCCAAATTGCCTTCGCATGATTAAAATAATCGGTTAAACTTGTTGATGAGTATTTACATATATTATAAACTTCAAGAATTTCTTCTTTTGTTAAAAGTGGACAATCAACCGGTATTAAATCAGATATTAGTATTTCATCATCAGGATCTTTTAATGTTCTATTCATAGTTAAATACTGACCCTTTTCAATTAATAAATTGATGCTAGCAAGATGTAGTGATATTTCTTGAAACTGTGGGTATAACTTAAAATTATTTAAGTTTTTATCTAATTTTTGAAGATAATTTAAAAGAACGTATTGTTTGTGTTCCAAGTCTATTGGTTCTTGAAATAACCAGTCTGTTTTCATTTAATAATGATAGACAAAAAAGTTTTTGTAGTAAATATATTAAACCTTTATTCTGGAAAATCGTCTTGCATTATATGGTATTCCATAACTATATCAAATTGATTTTCACCATAAGCCGACCATTTTGATGCTATTGGCATAATAGACATCCAATAACCTTGGCGATCGTATCTTTGTTTTAAAGACCCGTTAGATTTAAAAGTATATTGATTAAGAATTTTAAATATTTCAGTATCGGCTTTGTCCATAGCATCACCAACACTACGAAAATCATGATCTTCACAATATGTTTTAATAATTAATCTTGCTTCTACGCCATTAAATTTTGGATAATAAACAAAATCTGTAATTTCAACAGAATCAATATCACTTGAAACTGATGTTTCTATAATATACTGTAAGGTCTCCATCGACCTTTTAAACTTTTCTTCGTTGTTTTTATTTTCTTCCATGATTAATTATATCTCATTACATGATACCAAGTATCACCAATTTTATATTCATCGTCACTACCGTCATAACCATTTAAAATTTCACCATATCCATCACTTCTAATCACATAATTTATAAGTGAATCTTTATCAACAAAATCTAATATAAAATCAGGATCATAACCACTATTTTTTATAAAACTAGCAAAATCATCAGCGTCATTATCAACCATACCTTCAATAGTATCTTCAATCGCATCTTCGTTATAATCGCCTTCAGGGTTTTCTTTGATGTCCTCAATTAATTCTTCGGAGTCATATATTTCATCTTCAATTTGGTCTTTTTGTTCTTGAGTTAAACTTTGGTCATTTAATTTATTTTTTAAATTTAAAATCTTTTTTTCATATATTTCAACGTATCTTTCTTGTTGTGATGTTAAATCTTTTTTAATGTCCCAAACATCAGGGTTTTCTCTTACATCATCTTCATGGTAAATATATAACCATCTTCTTACTTCATCATCATCTAAATGATCTTC